CAAATCAATCGAATTATTGGTCTCCCTGGGTGAATTCGAATCACCATAAACCTTATGAGGGCCTTCCAATTATAAGTTGGGAGCTATAACCAATTTAGCTACAGGGAGATATCTGTTCAGCAAACACAACCGCTCTATCAATCAGTCGGCCTAACCAAAGGATAGAGCTAAGTTGTGTTGCCCAACCTGTCTGAAAGTTTTCTTGCCCAGCCTGTACTTAACCGGGTGTCTGCAATCAATGTTTGGGTTGCTGGTTTTGACCCTCGCCCTAGAACCAGTTAACTAGAGCGATTGAGAGCTGCTAGGCGGAATTGCACCACCTCTAGCCCACAGGTAAGGCACGCCTCGTGCTTCCCTCGCTTGGAGCAGCATGTGTGGCAACCAGAATTGCACTGGAATAACTGCGGTCAGACAGTCAACCTCTTTTACGCCGTGAGGTTATATACATAGAGCAATATATGACTTTTTTCACACTATACACCGTGCAATTAAACTTGCACGTGGCACCAGCACTAAGACTCGAACCTAGAACTACGGTTTTGGAGACCGTTGTTTTCCCATTTAAAACTATGCTGGTGTGTTTGCCCGTCTTTCCGGGCTGTCAAGTCACAAGCAGGAGTGTAAGACTAGAGCAATGTCAGCAACGCCGCCCTTACAGAACTCACGTTCTTAATCATAGCTTGCGGCTATGCCTCCGACCGGAATCGAACCGGTGACACGGAGACGGGATTACGAGTTAGCGTAGTGATAAAGCCCATATAGTAGCCTGAACCGCGCCTTTACCGCGCCTTTGATTCATAACTACTTAACCCACGCTGTTGTCAACTAAACTCGATGCCCGCCCCTGCTCTACCTGCTGAGCTACGGAGGCAAGTAAAAGCACCGTCAGCACCCGGTGCTTTTGGGGGAGTAAAAATTTTTTGATCAATGACAGTACAGACAGTACAATTTTTTTTTAAGAAAGGAAGTGAACAAAACCATGCCTAGTTTGACCTATCAAAGTGCTGTTTGATGGTCTTGTGGCGAGGAGCTGAGGTGTCGATCCCCATACAGTTACTAGCTGT